TGTGTAGTCCTGCCTTCCACCTAGTATGGTCCCACCACACTGCGTCTTTGTCTAAGAAGGTGGTACCTGCTACTCCAGCAAACCCCGATTTATATTGGCTTAGGTGCGTTTCCAGGGCATTTTTGAATATTTTGATGTCGGATAAAATCTCTATATCGTCATGACATAGAATTATTATGTCCGTTGGATCAGGTTTGGTTAATTCAAAAGCTTTTTTATATCCAGAAAAGATTGAATCTTGGCCAACCAGTAATTTAACCTGCACTCCTGCCCTAGATAAATAATGAGTGAGGTTATTCCTTGTGACCGTTGGACCTTTTTCTCTGGTACAGATAAAAGCATATGTATTCATGCATTATAATAGAGTATGGACCAAAAAAAGATAATTGAAGAATTCAAAAAGTGTAGCAGGGACCCTGTTCATTTTATTTGTAATTATATTAAAGTTACTCACCCCGTTCGCGGGTTAGTAAAATTTGATCTATATCCTTTCCAGAAGAGGATTATAAAGAATCTAGGCGAACATAGATTTAATATTCTTAGAAAGTTTCGGCAAGCAGGATGTACTACGATAGCCTCTGCTTACGCTCTATGGACAGCCGTTTTTAATAAGTACCAAACCATACCTATCATCTCTAAAGGCGATCAGGAGTCAACTGAGGTCCTTGAGAGAATAAAGCTTATGTATGATGAGCTTCCTGAGTTTTTAAAGCCAGGGATTGAAGAGGATAATAAACATACTTTGAAGTTAAAGAATGGCTCTGTGATTAGATCTAGGGCTTCAGGAAAGCAATCTGGGCGATCTCTTGCTGGCTCTCTTCTAATTGTTGACGAGGCTGCGTTCATTGAGAATATTGAAACTATCTGGGCTGCTGTGTATCCTGTAATCTCTACTGGAGGTCGAGCCTTTATTCTTTCCACTGTTAACGGTATCGGTAATTGGTTCCATGACATGTATCACGGGGCTATTAATAAAGAGAATTCTTTCAATGCTGTTGATATTCGATGGAAAGAGCACCCTGAGTATATGCGGCAAGAAGGTTATGAAAGCTTATACGAGTTTATGGGTGGTCTAGATACCCCGCTTAATGTGGACGAATGGGAGGATATTACAAAGTCTAATATATCTCCTAGAAAATGGCTTCAGGAGTATGAGTGTGAATTTTTAGGTACTGGTGAAACCTATATCGACGGTGAGATTTTGACCAACGCTAAAAACAATACCAGCGAGGATTTTTATATAAAATACAATAATAGAATGCGGATATGGAAAGATCCTCTCCCTGCTTATGATTATGTATTAGCCGCTGATGTATCCCTTGGGAGAGGTCGAGATTATTCAGCATTCCAGGTTATAAACATGTATAATGGGGAGCAGGTTGCAGAGTTCTACTCAAATAGTACCCCAATCAATGAGTTTGCTAAAATTATGGCAACTGAGGGGAGTTTATACAATACTGCCTATGTGATAACTGAAAGAAATACCATTGGAAATAATTTAATCGATTGGCTATTCAACTCTCTAGAATATGAGAATCTTTGGGCTGATGATAAGGGTGTCGCGGGATATCAGGTTACCCATACAAACAGAGAAGTTCTTTTGGCTGACCTGGAAGAGTCCGTTCGCACTGCCATAATTAAAATAAATTCAGAGAGGACAATCGATGAATTATTTACTTTTGTTGTAAAGGAAAACGGGAAAGCGGAGGCTGAAGAGGGGCATCATGATGATCTCGTTATGAGTTTGGCATTAGCTGTCCACGGTCTTAACTCTATAATGGATAAGACTACCATAGAACATATAAGAGCTACTAATATTAATAAGCCGTTGGCCCCTGTTAGCACAACTAAATATAGAGTGAAGACAAGCTTCGACGGCATGACTGAGGAAGACATAAGATGGCTGATGAAATAGACAAGAATAACATAATTGAAGAAGGTTACACCGAATTCGGTGGCGGATCTAGTAGAGGATCTTGGTTCTTCTATCCAGTGGGTAGGCTAGGGAGATTCTTCGCTAAATTCTTTGCTACTAAAGCTCAACCTGAGGTTGCGCGACAATTTTCAGATGATCCTGATACCCTAGAAACACCTCTCAGCGGTGATACGGTTGTAAGTAATGAAGTTATTAAGTTACAAAAACCTGAAACAGATCCCGCTGCATTCTCCGTGTCCAGAGGCAGTCTGCCTATCTTACCAGAAATCGAAGTTAACAGAAAAAGAAGATATAAAGAATATGAGGGTATGGATGAGTATCCTGAAGTCGGAGCTGCATTTGATATCTATTCTGATGATAGTTCTCAGAAGAATATAGACAATAAAAGGTGGGAAATCGTTACAGACGATGAGTTGGCCAAAAAAGAGGTCGAAAAGCTATTTACCAACATAAAATTAGATAGATTTTATTGGGATATTATACGTAATACAGTCAAGTATGGAGACTGTTTTATTGAGCTAATTGTCGATCTGGAGAAGCCCAAGGCTGGTGTTAATAGGATAAAAATTCTTAACCCTAATTATATTCTTAGAGTAGAGAATGAGTATGGGTATCTTACAGATTTCCTCCAAGAAATTCCCGATAAAACTGATTGGGATTCATACGGAGTTCAGGGCGAGTTTATGAAGGGGAGAAAGTATATCGAGCTTGATAGAAATCAAATCGTACACTTCAGGCTCCATACCTCTGATCCTTTATACTATCCCTACGGTAAATCTATTGCTGCTTTAGCGAGGCAAATCTTCAGATCCCTGAAGTTGATGGAAGACGCTATGCTGATTTATCGCCTAACAAGAGCCCCAGAGAGGCGGATATTTTATATTGACGTTGGGCAGCTCCCATCAACAAAAGCAGAAATGTTTATTGAGAGGCTTAAAGAGAAGTTTAAGAAAGAAAAATTCTTTGATGCTAACAAAGGGCAAATAGATGCAAGATATAATCCTCTCAGTGCTGATGAGGATTTCTTTGTTCCTAGTAGGGGCGGGAGCGGTACGAAAATCGAAACCCTCCCTGGTGCTCAGAACCTGGGGGAGGTTGATGATGTTAAATATTTCAGGGATAAGCTTCTTGCAGCTCTAAAGATTCCAAAAGATTATCTTGTGGAGAAAGATCAGTCTCCAGAAAGGAAAGCCAACCTCTCACAGTTGGATGTTAAGTTCGCAAGAACAATCTCTAGAATTCAACATAGTATAGAAGTGGGCTTAGAATCTGCTGCTAAAAGACACCTGAAGATTAAGGGTTTTTCTGATTCTGTAATAAAGGATCTTAGAATTGAGCTTCCTGATCCATCCGATATGTTTACCAAAAGAAAGCTAGATGTTGACGAACAGAAGGCTAGAGTGGTACAGGCAATCTTAGGACTTCAAATATTCTCTAAAAAGAAAATTTACAGAGATTACTATAATTTAAATGAGAATGAGATTAAAGAAATCGAGAAGGAATTGGAAGAAGAGATGAAGGAACAGATGGATCAACAAATGGAACAGCAGCAAGCTATGATGGATCCAATGGGTGGTGGAGCACCTATGGGCGGAGCACCTATGCCCCCTGGAGGGGGCGAGCAGCCAATGGCAGGCCCAGGGCCTATGGAAGCGGGAGGTCAGGAGCCAGCGGAGAATGTCCCGCCTACAGCAGAAGAGACATCCAGGCTGGATACTTTGAAAAAACTTCGAGATAAATTAATTTTAGATGACAGAAATGGTGAAGTGGCTAAGGTTACGAAGATGATCTTAAGAGAAGAAAATAAGAATAATAACATTTAGGGAGTTGTTAATCGCATATATAAAAAATAGTAGGAGTATCACTAATGTTGACACACGTTTTGCATGGCAGGAATAATAAACTATCTCTTTTGTTAAAGCTAGGCGACTGCCTAGGTAGGTCGTTGAGGGAAAACATAGAGATGTTCTCCGTAGATGACTCTAAAGTTACCTACCTTAGCGAGTCTGGTAAGCTTATTCGAGGCTCTTATTCCTTAGGGAATGATGTTATCTTAGAGAATATTGAACTAGAAGACTCTGATCTTTTCGAAAATCATAAGAAATACAATGATTTTGTAAGCAATAACGTAACTAATTTAGTAAGAGATCTTTACGGAAATGATTACTCCAAGGCTGAATCTGATTTTTCTGACCTGTTGTCAATTTGGGAGCAACGTCTTAAGTTTGACAAAGTAAAGAAGAAACTTCATGAGAAGCAAGATAAATTTAATGAGACTATAAAGATTATTGATACTCCTGAATTCTCCCGTCTTTTGGAGTCCACGAAGAATATTGCGGACCATTTGAAGAATAACTTTGAAAAGATTGAAAATATCCAAGAGATCAAAAATGCCGTAAAGTTGTCTAATACCGTGTCTACTGCTTTTGATTTCCCAAGATTATCATATAAGTCTTTGGTGGAGGGAGGAAGTTACAAGCTGAAGGATGGAAATCAGAAATCCATATACGATATGGTTTGTCAGCAAGAGTTAATCCAAAAAGAGCTTCTAGAAGCTAGA